ATCTTCTGCGTCAGTAAGGATAAACCAAGCAGTAGCCGAAGTTAGGTACTGATTAATTTTGTAGCCATCAGGGATATAGTCGTTGTGATATAAGGCGTTAATATCATTGTTTGCTACATCCACACGGAAAGCCGAATTAAGCAACCTAGAAGCAGCGAATTGCAACTCTCTCGGTAAAATCAGTTTTTTAGCCATAGTTTGAGACAAAATCCCGCTTTGCATAGGGAATTTTTGAATCAAAATAATAGCTTGCTCGACTCCTGCTTCACTAAAATCAACGTTTGGGGCAGCTCCAGCAAAGGCATTGGAGAATACACCACCGTCAATTGGGTGAGCAGCAGAACATACAGATTGACCGTCACCGATAGGATAAGCTGCATTAAAAGCATTATTTAATACATTTGCACCAAGAATATTCTTAGTTACCCTTAAAGAATTTCTAAGTGAAATTGCTTGTTGTGGAAACTGATTTTGATACAAATTATCTTCAACGGCTTCTTTAGTAATCGTAAAACTTAAACCAACTCTTTTATGAATATAGTTCGTCACGATTCTTTGTCCCATACTATCAGTAGCAATAGGTTGACCTTCCATCTTAATATCAGCTGCGCCAAGATATTTCATCTCAACTTCGATTTCCTGATATTTATCTGATTGGTAAGTTTTAAATATCTCTGTCCATTGTTCAGGATATGTTGGATATTGCCCAAAGACCGCCTTTAAACCAGGGCGGAGTAACTGAGCGATTTGTCCGGTATTTATCATAATTTTATACTCTTTCTATAATTAAGCAGCTACTACGCCAAGAGAACCGCCTCTATAAGCATGATTGTTGATTGTGACCATTACATTTAGGAAAGCGGCAGTTGTTGCATCTGCTGCGTAACTAATTGGATTACTTAAATTAATAGGATCATTGGTATAACCGATCACTTTTAAAGGAAGAGTGATAACAGTATGTGCTGGATTGTTGGCCGTAAATGTAGTTGCTAAAAAAGCTCCTGATTGACCGGTACGAGTACTACCAGCAACTGGATTCTGTGGAGCTAAGTTTCCACCACCACCGCCGAGTCCAAGCCCAAAGTTTTGACCCATTAAGCCATATGGAAAACGAGCCTCATTCAATACGTTTGTCCAAGTCGATACTTGTATATCAAAAACTGCACTTGGATCATCGATGACAAGAGCTGTAATTTTACTACCAGGCATAACTGCTGTAGAAGCTGGCCAGTAAGGAGCTTTGACGAGTACGCCTGTTGGCAGCATATATTCACAACCCATGAAGACACCAACGATTGAAACGGCATTTGTTCCGGCATTACCGTCTGTGTTAAATCCATATCTTGCTATAGTACCGCCACCTTGATTGGCGAGAGCTGGATTCCAAATTACCGGATCTCCAGTAAAAATAGATGTCGCGTATGTTGCCACTCCGTCTGCGGGAGCACTTATATAATATGTGTTTGTTTTTTCAGTCCAGCTACCACCATTGATTGATGATAGTGGTCTTAAGCCGAATGGTGCATTTACGCCATAAGCCATAGAAACCTCTTGTTTTAAATTTAAAAAATTATTTTTTTTAAATCTTTTAAGGTAGAGATTTAAGAGACCGATAAAACGATTTTGAGTTTCGTAGAAACTAGTAATTGGATAATCTTTTAAGGAGAGATTTGATAAACCGATGCAACGTTTTAACGTCTTGCCTGACATGTTCCTTTTATGGAGGAGGAACAACCAAAAGATACGATTTTGAGTTTCGTAGAAACTTTAAACTTCTTGTGAATCAAGAATACTAATTATTAATTGTATTAAAATTATTCATTTCGTCAATAGATAATTTATTATTAAATTTTTTAATTCATCTTTAGCTGGACATTATCATAACTGTAGCCCCATAAGGTAAAGCCGTTACTAACTCTCCGCTAGCATCAACTATAGAAATAACGACGGAGCCAAGATTTCTAGTCGTCCAAAATCCATTATATACAATTGGCGGTAATGTCGAACCAAGACTTCCCAAAGATATCATTACACCATAATTAATATTAGGCATAGAAATAGTAAATAATATTTCATAATAGCCACCACTCCCAGTAATTGAAATCACATTAGACGAGTCCTCGATGACAATTGTATTAGAATTTCCAACGATAGTATCAGTGAACACGCACCATGCCTTAGGAATAAAAGGGTTATTAAAAACTCCCGAAACAGTTAAATTCGGTATTGTGGCATTGCCATTGGCATCAATCAATACGCCATTAAGATTAAGTTCGCCAGTTCCGCCACCGCCTCCTGTAGTAAAAACAAGATCAGTATTAATATCCGTAGCTGTTAAATTATTGCCTGTAATAGAAAAAGAACCCACTTGAAGAGAATTTAAGTTAGACACATCCGGCAATAAATTGATGATCGGAACATCTAAAATACCATCGCCGTCAGTTACATTAATATTAGTACCAGCAGTTATAGTAGTAGTAGTCCAGGTTAATGGATTATTGCCCGTAATTACGGCTAACCCTGTTGTAATAACATTATTTAAGTTAAAAATGGATGCCGGAAGTTTAAAATCAATTACAGCACCGGGTGGAACTACATTGCCATTAGTTATGTCGATCGAATTGTCTGAACTGCTAGCTTCGAATGCTACAACGCCGTTATACCCACCTCCAAACGGAATAATACGCCATAACCCCGCCGAAGTGGAGGAGTCATATAGTTTAAAATCAATAATATCACCGGGATTCAAGGTGTATAAAAAGGTATTATCATTTTTTAGTATGTCAAAGGTATAGATAGAAATATTATTAAATATTACATCTGTGCCATTTGCGGAAAGCGTCGCATCTGGCAGGGCGATTGTCCACCCATCTTGGTCGGGATCAACCTCGTTAAAACCAGCAGCTACAGTACCGCCAATGAAAGAGGATGGCCACGACAAAACGATATTATTAGTTAGCGTAATTAACTGATACGATACTTGTGTGGGGTAGACTGTGCTACCATTTACTATGGTGTAAGGCATATTTAAAAATTATTTATAGAGGTTAATGGAGCGGCGAACCCTCCTAGATCATTACTAACGCCTCGTAATGACTTTATTTTATTTGCATTCAATTCATTAAATGCCTGCGTTGCTCTTTTGCAGAATACGTCTGGACGCTCCATCAAAATTACATCTTTATAAGAAATGTACTTTCTAGATAAAGCATTTCGCTCTAATGGATCAAAAGAATATCCTGGTGCTCTATCGGAAGGGACTAGAGTCCATCCTTTTGCTGCCATTTCTTCTACTCTAAAATTAGCCTCGCCTTTTATTCCAGTGTTCACCCATCTATAAGAATAACCATCCTTTTTTACACCCTCAGGAAGAGTGAAAGGACTCATGTAATCCATGCTATACTCTTCTCTTGCTTCTTGTGTCCTTGCTTCGCCATCTCTTGTTGTACGTGACATAATTATTTACCCTTTTTTAAATCTTCTAATTTGTATCTAAGCCAGTCCTTTTCGCTGATTCCCGCATTGCTGCACATTCTTTTTTCATCAGAAGTTAGAATCATTTGTGTTGGACCGGAAGTCTTGCCGCCTATAGACGAGGTATAAGAATTTCTAACTGCTCCTACGGGGGCGACGGCATCTAAGCCCTTTGTATTCTTTGGTGATTCCTTTTTGATTTTTGATATGTAATCATCAATATGGTCAAAATATTCATCTGTAAAAAGAGCGGCTTCATTCCCGTTGCGATTTAAGTCGACGTCTAAATCATTAATAAATTTTGCAACTTTATTCGCCATATTGACATTATATTGCCCCGAATTAGGATCTAGATATTGATGATCTTCTAACCAATCTTTGGCAATTTCTTGTTCTCTCTCGTTAAAGCGAGGATTTGTATATCCAGATTGTTCATAATCATTATTTTGTTTTGCAGGCGCAGGCTTTCCCCGCTCTTCTGTGTAGGCCCATTTCTCTAGATCATTGATGGTATGTATAGCCTTAGTTAAGGATATATCTGCTTCTAATAAAGAATCCAAATCACCCTCTTCTATAGCTCTTCTTTTGTTCTCTTTTGCTTTATCTAAATCAGCATAAGCACTCTTCCCATAGTGATAAGTACCTGAGTTCAAAGATTCGCTAAGCATTTGTTTAAGCTGTAGATTTTCCTGATACAAAGCTTCTTTTTCTGCAATAGCTTGGTATTTGCGCTTTTTCTCTTTCCAGATTTTGCTTTTTTTCTTTTCTTGTTCAGCAGGGGCCTCAGCTTCGGCCTCTTGGATTTCTTCTTCTCCCAATGCCTCTGGCTCTTCTATTTCAGAAGACTCTTCTTGCTGACCGTTTTGTAACTTTTCTATCTCTTCTAAGGCCTGTTGTATCTCGACTAATCCGCTTGTATCCTGGTGTTCTTGATACGGCTCGGTATTAACGACATTTTGTTCTGAATTCATAATTTATCCATATATTTTATTTATCTTGTTATGTGTGACGGATCAGAAATGATAAGGTCGATCGCATCTTCTTTTAAGACAAAAACTGGCAAGTTATGGCAATGTATTTTGTATCCCGCATGTCTTGGGAATACTACCCAATCACCAACCTCGCACCATTTTCCCGTTTGTTCATAACGTGAATCTAAATAAGCGGCCTTAGATTTCTTGACTACTAATCCAACGCAACTTCTATATTGTTGTTCGTCATGAACTATATCGGGTCTAAGAAGACCGTTTACTATTTTCGGCTCAGTATAAAGGCGAACTAATATCGTCCACCCTTGAGGTTCAATATCATTAAACTTGCTGATTTCTTCTTCTTTTGAGAAGTTGTTTAAATCAATTCCTAAATCTTCTTTATTCATCTGTACTTCCTTTGAATATGGTTTGACATATGTCTATTGCGTCTTGCATACCTTTGATTTGACCAACAGAAAATCGATATGAAGAAAAATCGTGAATCTGCCCACTAATGACATAATTCTCAATTTTATTTTTTTCCTCACGTAGGTTTTCAACCAGTCTTTTTAAAAGCATTTTACAAAACGTCTTTTAATGATTTTTTCGTAACTTTAATTGGCAATCCTTGCGGAGTTGCTTGCTTTAAACGGATCTTAGCAACTCCACCCATAGCAAACTTTTGACACGCTCCTTTATCTTTTTTTGAAGCTCCTGTACGTACGCGCTCTTCAAGTCTTTCTACAGCTGCTGTCTCCATTTTTTCGTGAGATTTAGCCTTTTTAACCGAACCACCTTCTTTATAAGCTCTCATTTTGCTTTTATCGGCACATGACTTTGAATAATAAACGTCATCTGCTTTGCCTGGATGGTTAAGTAATTTTTCGGCTTTCATGCGCATTGCATCAGGTTTGCCTTGATAACCTGCCTTCATATTTTTAGTAATTTGTGTCATTTTGGACTCCTTGTTTAATTAATTCAGTTTGTGATTTTAGTTCCGCCATGTCTTCAGCAGATTCAATCTTGGCCTTTTCCTTTTTAAAATCTAATTCCGCTTTCAAAATGTCTGTGTCTCTTCTGAGTTCCGCAATATCTTCTGCTGATTCAATCTTGGCTTTTTCTTTTTCAAAATCTAATTGAGCTTTAAAGATATCTGCTTCTGTTTTTTGGCTTGCTATTCTTTCTTTAGCTTCTATTTCAGCTTGTTTCTGCTGGATATCTGCCATTAGCAATGCATTCGGATCAATTGGAGCTTCTTGTTGGTTATTACCGACACCCGACTCCTCTAATGCCCCAGCAATAGCCATAGCAATAGAATTTTGTATTTGTGGGTCTTGAATCTCTTCTAACGGAGGCAATTCTTGACCTAGTAGCTGTTGCATTTGTATTAAATATTCAAACGCCTCATGCTCTTTTACATGCGCCATAATTATCGGTTGAAACTCGGGGTGAGTTTGTGCAAATAGCCCATGAGTTAATTTATGAGCTGCATGATCTTGCCAGATAGCAGCTTTTAAAGGCATATCTTTCATAGCGTTTAAGTTTTCGCTAATAGGATCAAGCGGCAAAACCTCTGCTTCTTGTGGTTCTGGTTTTAAAATACTATCTATATCTTGCGCATCTAATCCTTGCGCTTCATAATTCTGTCTTAACACCTCCCTCATATTATGTAGTTCAGGAGATTGTTGAGCTGTCCTTAATATAGATTCGGCCTTTAATATCTTTTGAGTGGTAGAATTTACAGAAGGATCAGAAACAGGAATAATCTTCACCTCTTCCACAAAATCATTAGCAGTAATGGTTCTTTGTGAGTTGCCAAAGTTAAACTCTTCTGATTCTAAAGTTTTCCTAAAAAGCTTATCTATCAATTGCAATTCACGAGTTAAAGATACGTGAACTGAACGCAGAACTGACGATTGAATACGGTTGTTTGTCTCAAGAAGAGCCATAGTAGTGCCAGTTGGGATGTCCTCTTTTGATTGGAGCATTCCCATTTCGCTCGTAGACCCTAATTCTTTACACTGGGCGACAATCTCTAATCTAAGCTCGCGAAGAGCGGCGGAAGGCTCGGAATAAGGCAACGGCATAAAAGCCTCCCCTAAGGGAATACCGCCCGTGTCTACTTCTACAAATTGACCAGGGCCTACGATCAAATCATTGTTCTGAGATTTAAAACCTTTGCTTCTTAATCCGCCAGGCAGATTTTTAAATGACCCTGCATCTACTAATTGTCTAAGCAATTTTGTTAGAGTGATAGCATTTGAACCGATAAGATGAGCTAGACCTATGCCGTAAACGCCAAAGCCCGGCAAATAGTTGTACTGAACGAAGTAATTTTCTCTTTTTTGCTCCGGGTCGTTTTCTTCCCAGTTCTTTCTGATCGACAGTATTTCTTTAGTGATTTTATCTATTGTAACTATATATGGCAGAGGTATGGCATTATCTGTTTCGCCCACCCTATCATCAGTAAAATCCTTTAAATTAAGGTATGTATGAACTTCGTATATAGGAAACAATGATTGTTTTGTATAGACACTAATATCAACATCGTCTTTTTTAGGTCCCTTCTCTTCGTCTTCGGGGTTTTCCGAAGTCTTTAAATAAGATAATTCCGCATCTCGATAGATCTTATTCTGCTGATTTAGGATAATGTCCCTTTTAGAAAGGTGCAAAATATGAGTTAGTCTGCTCGATTCAAGAATAGAAGTACAATCGCCATCAATTACAAAATCCTCAGGCCGAATAAAACGACTTAATGGCTTCTTTAATAATTGATCGTAATATACTTTTTTGAAGCCGCTGCCATAAAGGCCTAGATACAGTAGAAATCTTTCGAAATCAGAGTAATAAGATTCATCTTGAACGGTTAAGTAATAATTTAACCAATCTCTATTAGCCTCTCCTTTTCTTTCTATTTCTTCACTGCTTACTCCGGTAATTTTAAATCCAGCTGGTCCAGACCCTGGCAAAAGTTCTGCTCTAGTTGTTGCGTAAAAACGAATAAGTGCAGTAGAAAGAGTGGTGTCAAACGTTCTAGTAGCACCTTTATAAGGAGCAGCTTCTAAATCTTCTAAGGAAAAACCAAGGTATTTTTTAACCTTCTCGACTGAATCCATCCAGTCTTGACGAGCTTCGATATCCTGTTTAATGGAGTCTAGTAATAGAGTAGATAGTTTTTTTCTAGCTTCTTCTGGGAATTTTACGGCAAGATTATCATAAAAAGAGGTGTCTTTATCCTCTGTTTCTGGAGGTGTGCCAATTTCATACACACTCGAGCCATCTTCTAGCTCTTCGACTTTTCTAATATCATCATCGGTAGTTTTCATATATATATGAATAACCTCATGTTTTTCATTGGGTTAATGCCAGCGAATATTTTTGCCTATCAAAACTTCAATATTCGCTGGTGGCTATGCTACACTACTCATAGTATGTATATTTAATATCACAGGAGATTATATCACATGTTTGAGATTCTTGAAAAATTTGTAAAACATCTCGCAAAGCTAGATGAATACTATGTTTTAAGGCAAGAAAAAGAGCATATTATTATAGGGACTAAAATAATAATTAAGGAGCATAAGGAATTTTTGGGTAATGTTTTTCAACCAAGAACACAAAATATAGACAAAGAATTGCCCGTTTTCTTTCTTGTGACGATAGCAGCAAAGCCTTTGGAAATTGATAAAATGTTTTTAAAATACAATTTGCCGTTCTTGAGTATTAACAACAAGAAAGGAATTGCAACTATAGAAGGTGTAAAAACTTTATTAGACGAGTTTGTAAACGATAATTTTGAATATTAATAAAGGTATTAAAAATGTAAAAAAAGAAAATAATAAGCTTGGTATGCGTTAGTATGATCAACAGTTCTGTTCTTGCGGCTGATGTTTCTACAGGAAAGTTACCGGTTGTATCTGATCTTAATGTAAAACTAGGAGCTTATGCGTCTTTCGAAAGTGGTTTTAGTAATCAGAATAAATTATTAAA